ATATTTATTTAAAAATTATATAATATTAATATTATATAATTTTATTTATATAATTATTGCATCAAAAATTCTACTAAATATATTTTTATAAAAATATATTTTTAAATATATTTAAAAATAATTATATAATGTATTTTTACGGTTTTTGTAATCACTATTTATAAAATATATTTCATATTATTTTATCTATTATTATATTTATATAAAACTTTAAATAATTCCTATACCTATTGTTATTTTAAGAATAATTAGTAAAATTAATTAGTAAAATTAATATATTATATAAATATATAATGTTTGATAAATTTTTATTATTTTTATATCTTAAAAATAAGAAATATTTTAATAATAGATTAAATATAAAATACTTTAATTATTATAATCGATTATTCTTATAAAAAATAACATCTTCTTTTCTAATATTTTTTCCAAAATATGATTTATCATAATAAGGATCTCCATTACGTGAAGTTATATTTTTATCATAATTAATTCTTCTATAATCTATATTTTTATATTTTGGTAATAAACAATTTATATTCCAATTATTATTTAATGCAATTTGTGATAAACCTAATTCTTTATATGCAATAACATAATTAAAATCTTTATTATTTAATTCTTCTTCCTGAAAAAAATGAATATTTTGTAAATAGTTAAAATATTCATTATCAATACAAAAAAACATAGTTTGAATATGAGAAAAAACTTTTTTTTTACCATACATATTTATTAAATTATAATTTTGAATATTATATTTCCTATACATATTTATAGAAGTACCTACAACTTTTACATTATTATTATTAAATAATTCTAAAAAATAATCTGTCCATTTTTTATTTTTATTTGGTATAAAAGGTCCCAATACAGAAGTATTTATAAAAAAATAATAGTCATATTCTTTATCTATCTTTTTAATAGCATGTGAGTAAGCTCCAAAATCATATCCATTATTCTGACGATAAAAGATCTTTATATTATTTTTTTCAAGGATATATAATGGTATTTCTATATTCTTACCATTTATGATAATATAATAATCAATATTATCTAATATTGCATTATTTAAAAAATATATAAAATTAAATTTATAATTATTATTTTTTTCATAATAAACATATAAACAACAAATTTTATTATGATTGTTATTTAACTCACTATTATTTAAATCACTATTATCTAAATCATTATGATTGTTATTTAAATTACTGTTTTCACTATTATTTAACTCACTGTTATTTAACTCACTATTATCTAAATCATTATGATTGTTATTTAAATCACTGTTATTTAACTCACTGTTTTTACTATGAAATGTTTCAAAAAAATCATTAATATTAGTAAATTTTGGATAATCCAAATATTGAAAATCTTCTTTTAATAAATTATTTACAATATTCAATGATTCTTGATTATAATATTTATAAAATTCTAAATGATTTCTTTTATTTATTTTTTTATTAACATCATGAATAATAGTAGGAATACCAATTTTTTTTAAAATATATGTTAAATCATTTTCTAAATTTTCAAATTTTCCAATATAATTTATATTTATTTTACCTTTTTCATTAATAATATTTCTTACTTGTGGTAAGAACATATGCATATATTCTACATCATTGCATGTATTTATTAAATTTAAATAATTATTAAAAGGAATATTATAACGATTTATATGATACCATGCAGAAATAATTTTATCATATGGATTCCGAATAAAACAAAATTTAAAATATTCATTCCATTTTTGTGCCGTCATATTCATTTTTTTATTTATATAGGATGATGTTTTATAGTATACTAAAACACCATGAATTCTATTTTCATAATTAATATATTTTGTAGTTTTTTTTTTATTTAAACAAAAAACATCATGATCCGGTCTTCTTAAATAATAATTTTTAAATCCATAATATTTATGCAACATGTAACTTATATAGGTACCACCTGTTTTATGTACATGTATAAATATTGCTTTTAAATTATGATTTACACTACACATTTAATATATAAAAAGATAATAAATATATTATTTAAACAATATATATATAATATGGATGAATATGAATTTGAATTAACAAAAAATTCAAAAAAAATAAATCCCATAAATGATATAAATATAATATTAAAAGAACATCAACTTGCCATTATTCATAAATGCATTGAAATTGAAGAGCTTAATCTATGTAATTTTGGAATAATGAATGATAAACCAGGAACAGGAAAAACATATGCAATACTAGGATTCATTCATTATACTAAAAAAAAACCAAATATTATTATAGTTCCTCAAAATATTATTTTACAATGGTGCGAATCCATTAATATTTTTTCAAATGGAAAAATAAAGTATAAAAAATTAATTGATTATAATGATATATTAGATTTTTATAATATTAATAGTAAATTATTCGATTATGATATATTATTAACTACATCTTTATATTATAATATTATTGCCACAACGTTTAAAAGTAATTCTTTAAATGTTGAACGTGTTATTTTTGATGAAATTGATAGTATTAGTTATTCTATAATAAATAAAATAAATGCAAATTTTATATGGTTTGTATCCGCATCTTTTGATTACAATAATATTGGAATTTATAAAGATATTGATAATTCATTGATACCTTTTATTACATGTAAATGTGATAATAATTATATTGATAGTATATTAAATATAGATGTACCAAATGTTTATAAAATTATTTGTAAAAATATATATTTAGATTCTATATTTAATGGTATATTATCAAATGAAGAATTCTATTTATTAAATGCAATGGATTATTCAAAATTAAAAAAGAAATTTTGTAATAAAATAGCACAAAATGAAAAAGAGGCCATTGATTATCTTGTAAAAGATAAACTTAATATTATTGAGATAGAAGAATTAAGAATAATTGATATTAAAAAAATGCTTGAAACTACTTTTATACAAGAAAGAAAAACAATTTTGATAAAACAACTTGAAGAATCTATAAAATCATTAGAAGAAAGTAAATATAAACTAGAATTAATTAACAATAGATTAAAAGAAAATAATTGTTGTCCATTGTGTTATAATGAATTTAATATAAATAATCAGAAAGTTATATCTCCGTGTTGTAAAAATAATATATGTTTAATATGTACAAATAATTGGTTTAATAATATGAAAAAAATAAATTGTTTATATTGTAATATTGAAAATATTAAATATGAAGATTATATTATTATTAAACCAATCACAGATAATATCTGTTTAATATGTAATAAAACATATAATTCAAATGATGATAAATATTATTCAAAATGCTGTATGAAAGATTTATGCATTGATTGTTTAAAAGAATGGTATTTTAAATTATTAAAAAAAAAATGTTTATTTTGTTTAAAAGAAGATATATTATACGAAGATTTTAAAAATGATAAAGGACATGAAGAAACAAAATTAAATATGAATATTGGTATAAAATATATTGATAAAAATAAAATTGAATTTTTAGAATATTTTATTCAAACAAAAATGTATTCAAATTGTAAAATAATCTTTTGTTCAAAATATATTAGAATATTTAATAATATTAAAATATTATTCGAAAAATACCATATAAAATATATTGAATTAGATGATGGTAGTATAGAATCCATAAACGAATCTGTTAAAAAATATACATATGGTAATATTAATGCATTGTTATTAAATTCAAATATTTATGGTTGTGGTTTAAATTTACAATGCACAACAGATATTATTTTTTTACATAAAACAGAAGAATCATTAGAACAGCAAATAATTGGAAGAGCACAACGATTGGGTAGAATAAATAAATTAAATATATGGTATTTAATGCACGAAAATGAAAAAACATATTGAGTAATTTATACCTTGTAAAGACAATAATAGATTTATTAGGAGTTTTTCCTTCATGATTAAATACTACTTTTAAATGTTTTACAATATTATTCAAACTATAATTTTGATCTTTTAATTTAAATACTATTAGCATAAAAATAGGATCATATGTCATATTTTCTTATTTTTTTTAATTAGAATATTTTAAATTAAAATATAGTCATCGTAATTTAGAATTCTACTAGATATATTTTTATAATAATATATGTATTATTTTTTGTATGCATATTATTTAATTTTATAATTATTTTTAAAAATAATTATAAAAATTTAGTAGAATTATAAAATATGATGACTATAAAATTTTATTTTATAATTTAATTCTTTAATAAAAAAATGTCAATAAATCCTAAATTCAGGTATACACACACCCCCTCCTAATTATAATTTTTATTGTATTATAAATAAAAAGTAATAAATAAAAAGTAATAAAAATAATTTTTATATAAAATTGGGGTGTAAATTTTCATAAATCTTGGGTATATGTTTAAAAATATTTTTTATTATATTTTTATAATTAATGAATCAAAATATAAATATAAATATTCACCATAAAGATTGGAATGACAATTTATCATTAGACATTGATAATAATATTATTAAAAGAATGAATAATAACGATGAAGGAAAATTTATATTAACTGATTCTTTCTTATTAATTATATGGGAAAAATGGGAAAAAGAATATTTTTATACAAGAGATAACATATTATATTATCACATTTCAGATAAAAATTATTTTGATTTAGACAATGACCATTCTATCATATATTTAATAGGTAATGATAGTGATAAATATATAATAGATTATAATGTACAAAAAATATATAATATGAATAGGTTAGAACATTATGGTAATTATATAATGGATAAAAATAATTTAATAATTACACATAATGAAAAAACAATGAATTATATATACTTTAATCATAAATATTATCAAGAATCATTATTAAACAATAAATATGATATTATTGAAAATAATTATTTCTTAGATAAAACTTCAAATATTTGTTATGAAAATAATATGTATAATAAATATTACTATATTAAATACAAAAACAATGTAAAAATATATGATGAATATGATAAAAATATTTATATAAATTATACCAGTGATTATAAAGATGATTATTTATCATATAAATTAGTAAGTGATTTAGATATGAATAGTATTGATAATTATATATTAATTTTAAATGAAAATATATTTGATAGTATACATATAATTGAATATTATGTATATTTTAATATAGATTATATTATTTTTGATAATATAATTCATATGCATAAAAATGATATATTCAAAGATCTAAATATTTATTATTACCATAATATTGATGAATTAAGTAATGTAAAAAATATTTGCATTAATATTAATAATGAAAATTTCATAGAAAACTCTACTATAAATATAAAAGATATATGGTATAATATAAATAAAGATAAATTAGATAAATATAAATATATACTTGAAAAACAATGTGATGAAATACCAAAAATAATGCATTTTATATGGCTAGGCAATAATAAATTACCTGATATTTATATTTATTATATTAAAAGTTGGATAAAAAATCATAGAGATTGGATTTTCTGTTTTTGGAATGATACAAACATACCAAATTTAATCAATCAAAAATATTATGATAAAACAGATGTGTATGCAATGAAATCAGATATATTACGATATGAATTATTATATATATTTGGTGGTGTTTATGTAGATTGTGATTTTTTATGTATTCAAAATATTGAATCTATTATTAAAAATTATAAAGGATTTAGTGGATATGAATCAGATGAATATATTGCTATTGGTTTAATGGGATTTGTTCCATATGATATTATTTTATATAATATTATTAAAAGATTATCCTATCATATAAATCATAATAGTGGAAAAAGTATTCCAGAATTATCAGGACCAGTATTTTTTACCAAAATATGGAATATATATAATACAAATGCACATTATTCTTTTCCTATTCATTTTTTTTATTCCTATACTTTCCAAGATAAAATAAAAAATATACAATATAATATACATAAGAATAATTATGCAATACATATGTGGGGACATTCATGGTCAAATAATTATATAAATAATATTACAAATGAATATTATTTAACACCATTGTATTTTTCCTATTTAAATATCGAATGCCAAAAAATAAATACAAATATATCTAAATATTTACAATCAAATATTTATTTTTATGTAAATAAATCTAATAAAAAAAAAATCGTTCATGTAATGGGTTTATTTTTTACAGGAGGTATTGAAAGATATTTATATTATATTGATAAATACGGAGATCATAATAAATATTGTTATTATTTATTATATATTAGTAATGGTACTTATGTATATGAAATGAAAAATATGATAATGATATCTTTTGATTGGAATAATAGTTATCTAAATAAATTATTAACCTATATACAACCTGATTTAATTATAGATCATTATTCTATTTATATTAAGGAATATATATACAATAATATAGATAAAAATAAAATAATATATTTTATACATTCTGCAATATGTTATAATAATGATATTGATTTTTTATGTATGAATAAATGTATTCATTTATATAATGAAATAAATAAACATCTATCTTGGAATACTATTTTAAATAATTATTATTTAACATTAGGAACAGAATTACATGTAAATAAGATTGAAAAATATAATGAAAACAACAAAATAAAAATATCTATAATTGGAAGAGTAGCAGAAGAAAAGTTAGGAATAGTATTTTTTAAAAAATTATGTGATTTGTCCTTTCAAATATATGAAAGCATAGAAATTAATATATATGGAGAAAAAGATAAAATTTTTAACAATATGTATTCAGATGAATTTGATGAAAATTTACAAAAATCAAAAATAATCTATCATGAATTTATGCATCCGTTAAATATGAAAACTGTATATATGAATACAAACATATTATTGATTCCATCATCCTATGAAACAGGTTCATTTACATGTATAGAAGCATTTTCATATGGAATACCAGTAATTGCGCGAAATGTTTATGGATTAAAATATTTAATTAAAAATAATATTACCGGATATTTATGTGATAGCGATAATGAAATATTTGAAAAAATAATTCATATTCAGAATGATACTATACTCAATAATAATGATATCATAAAAGATGCATCCTTAAAATATAATATTATAAATAAAATACAAGATTTAGAATCTATTATAGAAGAAAACATAACTAATAAAAATATAGTTATTATTACTTCTGTAATAAATTGTATAGATAAACCATTGTCTTATTATCCTAAAAGAAGTATATTTAATATAAATGATCGTTATAAACAAACATTAAAAAGTATTGATAGTATTAAAAAAAATATAAAGAATGTAGATATTTTGTTTTGTGAATGTTCTGATTTAACAGATTATAATATGATGGAAGAAGATATTAAAAATAAGGTAGATTATTATTATAATTTTTATAATAATGAAAATATACGAAATAATGTGGAAAGTGAATTCAAAGGTTTAGGTGAAGCATCTATATTATTAGAAGCATTAAATAAAATTACAAATAATTATGAAAATATTTTTAAACTATCTGGAAGATATTATTTAAATAGTGATTTTAATTATGAAATATTCAACAATACATATAATATTTTTACTACTTGGGATAATTCAGATATTTCATATTGTACAATATTTTATAAAATTCATATTGAATATATAGAGTATTATCAAAATATATTAAAAAATATGTTTAATGATTTAAAGAATGACATTAGTATTGAATCATGTATGTATAAATATTTTATAGAAAATGTAGAAATCATTAATAAAGTAAATGTTAGTGGATTATTAGCAACAGAAGGTTATATTTTTACAGTATAGTGATAAACCTATCTTTTATACACAATATACCTTCTTATTTTTAAGCATTTCTGTATAAATTGTTATTTTACAACTGAAGTGATTTTAAAATTCTTATTTTTTTCTGGATATTTTTATAAAATTTAGATTTTTATTTTTTTAAAGTTTTATTTTTAATAATATCAATTTAAAAATAATTTTTGGCATAATCAACTGATCTTGTCTAAGAATAGACTAAAACAATAGGATTTAAATTTGGATTATATAGAGGTGTAAATAAATAGTTATTATGAGAGTCACCTAATATATTATTTAATTAATGTATTATAAATAAAAACTAATAAAATAATTTAATTATTCGTTTTTATTTTTTTAAGCTGTTTCATAATTGAGAATCAATAATTCAATCAATAAAATAATAATATTATTTTATAAAAAAAGAAATGTTTTATTTTTTATAATATAAATATTTAAGCTTTTTCATAATTGAGTATCAATAAATATATCAATAAAATAATATTATTATTTTAT